CATGAGAATATCTAGCTTCTCAGAATTATCTGAGTCCAAAAATATCTCATCAAGCAAATCTGCTGCTGGACTCTCATCTTCATCGAAGCTGGCTTGTTTGATATCGTCAGAATCTAAGATAGAAACCAGCACAGCATCAGCCTCCTTGTCATCAACAATGCTAGAAGGAAGGATCAAGTTGTCCTCGGTTGATAGTGCCTCAGAGAAGTTCAGGCGGCGGTGTCCTAAGACGAGTGTGAAGATGTGAGAATCTTCGGTTGATTGGTGCGGCATTTGCAAATCCTATGTAAGCGGATAAAATACTATTTATAGATTATAATCTACACGCAGTTACAGGTCTTGGTTCAGGTCAAAGACCTCGGTGTAGACTGTCTCCAATTGGTCGTTGTCTGCCATTTCTGTGTGGAAAATCTGCTTGTGGTAGAGCTTGCAGAGGCGGCGCAAGATTTTCTTGTCCAACTCATTTTCCTCAGCAACGCGGGAGATTGCTTCCTTGACCAAATCGCGCTCGGCTTCCATGCGGGTTAGAGAGCCTGAGACCTCAGATGCGAGGTTCTTGACTACTTTTTTCTGTTCAGGGGTTAAGACCATTTTGATTTCCTTCTATAAGTGGTGGTGGTGGTGATGGTGATGGGATCGCTTAGAATCGTCTAGGCTGATATATCTTCTGCGCCAGTTGGCTCGCTATTCACCTCGGCGTTTGCGGCGGCAAGAGCCTCTGCTTTATGTTTAGCGTTGGTAGCGAGAATCAGGTCGTAGAGCTTAATGCGAATCTCGGCAAGAAATACCTCAGGAAAAACGTCCATATCGGTAGGACTGTCCTTGGCAAGGGCGTTGAACTCGTCTGCGGTAAGAATGCCCCGAGCGATCAGATCATTCCGCAGAGTCAGTACGGTTTGCTTCTTATGCTGCAGGGGTGTCATTTTTCTTACCTTTCGGCTTAGTAGCTGGGCGCCCTAAGTTGTGGAGGGTCTGCACGGTCTCTGGGTCCTCGAAGGTAGGACCTTTGACACGCTCAGTAGTAGTGGTAAGAGCTGATTCCCAAATATCTATGGGGCGATTGACCATTGCACCACCGGGGAGCTTAGAAAGAATATCAGATAGGCGTTTTGTCATTAGGTCATTTCAGTTTAAGAAGTGTATCGGCTTCAGTCACATCGTGACGGATGTGGCAGAAGATCGGGAGAAAGAGGCTGGCTGTCTCAGATTTCTTAGCCTGAATGACTGCATTGTATTTAATTTGGACCAGTTTACCGATGAAGAAGTCCGGTGCCTGCTGGCGCAAAGCATCATCCAGGCCTGAGCCGACAGATACCTGCAAGCTGCCGCAAGATGATTGCAGCAAGAGGCTACCGATTTGGCCTTCCTTTTTATTGTGTGGCGTGGTGCCGATGCAGTACAGTGTAGCATCTTCCTCGGCTTTCATTTTGATTACAGAAGCCGAGCGAGCATCTTCCCAAAGTGAGCTGGCAAGTTTTACCATGGCGCCTTCTTGGCCATCGGCAATGGCGCGGGCGTAGAATTGTTGCGCCTCATCAAGGCTATCGACCTCACAGGACTCTACCAACTCGATGTTGCGAGCTGCATCCCTAGCGTCTGGCCAACCGAGAACATTTCGGAGTTTCTCAAGGCGCTGTGTCATTGGAGTATTCTTGTAGATTGAATCTTGCTCACCAAAGTAGATATCTCGAGGAATAATATCCCACACGATATAGCGAAGAGTCTGAGCCTCTTCTTTTGAAATAGTACCACGCACGGCTTTGTTGTAAATGCCGTTGCTGGTCTTGCGGTCTGCTAAGTTGCCGGCAGCGTCAACGCAGACCAACTCGCCATCCAAGACATATCCCGGAATATAGCAGTCAATGCCGGCAAAGACATTGTGGACATTTAGCAAGTTGCCCGCGCGAGAGTAACCACCCTCGCCAGCAACATAGATAAAGCGGCCACCGTCTACCTTGGTCTGAACAACAATGGCCTCGCCAGGCTTGCGCAGCTTCAGGAACTTGGCCTGAGTCTTTTCAGTATTCTTACTAGCCAACATCACTGGGAATTCTGGCACTGTGCCAGGCCAGACTTTATTTGCCAGTGTGCTGCCAGTGCCACAATCCAAATCACGGTTAATCATGTTCTGCAGAACCACTGCTTCCTCAGGCTGTAACACAGCCAGAACCTGATTGATAAAGGCGCGGGCGTCGTTACCTGTAATCTTGCGACCACAGACTTTAGTCTCAATAGCATTGAGAACGTCCATATCAATCACGCGCGTGCCTATCCATTCAGTAGGAGTTGCTTTTACCCAAAAATTGATTCGTGGGCTATAGGCAAGCTCGAACACTTTACGCAAGACTGCATTGTCCTTATTCGCAGTAAGGATAGAAAGTTTCTCATTTGTAGAAGCAGTAGCCTTAAGCTGGGCAATGATTTTGGAGATTGTCATAATTTCTTGAATTTATGCTGTTGATAGGTCTATTATACCACAGCCGTGGAATAAAAGCTCAACGCATCGCCTCGTATGCAGCCTCGCGGATTGCTGGCGCTGCGCGGTCCATTGCATCAACCATCGCAGTACATTCTGCAATATAGGTTATGGCGAACTTGGGGTCGTGGGCACGAATGCTACTGGAGTTGCTGATGATATCGGCGCATTTGATGGTTTGCATCCAACCGGGGGCAGCAATGAAGCGTTCACGGGTCTGGCGCTTACGCTCTGCACGGTTCCCGACCTGATCGATGTCTGACATACAGACCACGCCAGCCACCACATCAGCACTAAATCGCTCTGACATCTGGTCTACGGTCACGCCGCAGTCTTCCATGACATCGTGCATTACAGCTACAGAGGTCATAGTATCACTAGATACCTCAGCAGCATGATAGCTAGCGTACGAGGCGACGATTACTGCTACCTCTGCTGGGTGGTGGATATAGGCATCGCCCGTGTACTTGCGGACTTGTCCCTCGTGGCACTGTTTAGCAAATGCAAAGGCTGAATCAAATTCTATTTCCATCATATCAAATCCCATGTTGTTAGTTTATTATACCACGGCTGTGGAATAAAAGCTCAACAAAAAAGCGCCCGAAGGCGCTTTCTATTCTTCCGAGCTTTTATTGCTTGGCTTTGAGCTTAGCTGCCAAATCCTCAACAGTTCGGGCAGATGTTGAGCCACATAGGAAAGTGCGACCTTCACGAGTCACTCGATACATTCTGCCATCGACAGTGAGCTCACCTAGCGAGTTAGATACCATGCGGAAGTCCGTAGCAGGCGCTTCAGGCTCAGGCGCTTCAGCCACAGGCGCTTCAGGCTCAATAACCTCTACCACTTCAACCACTTCTGCCTCAGGGGCAACGGCAAAGTCGGCTTGATCATCAACTGCCAAGAAGGCTTCTTCGGTGATTTCTTTTGTTTTAGCTTTTTTATTTGACATGGGTCAGATTCCTTCTGTTTGAATAGTACTATTTACGCTTGTTCTAATTCCGCAAGCATCCGATCAAACTCGGCATTGTATTCTCCCCAAGAGCAGACATACATCGGCTGCCGTTTAGACGAATCTAACAAGCACGAGTCCTTGAAGATTCCACTCCAACCACCAGAGAATATTTTGCGAGCCTCCTGTAGACTCTGCAGAACTATGGCACCGTTGGGCTCGCGATTCCCATCTCGAATCGCAGTTGCGTACGCAATGTGATGCGATGGGAATGGCCCGGAGATTGCGCCCGTGTGGGCGTTTACATAGATGTGGTAGTCGGCTGCGCTGATCATGAATTTTCCTTACATAGTTTTACACATTTATTCAGCTGAGTCTTATTGTGACGAAGCTGGACCCAGTCTTTGAAATTTCCACTCCAATAGTGAAGGTCTCGGTCTAGGTGAGTTACACCTACTGGCCATTTCTTGGCTTCTAGCTTAGAGCCAGGGGCAATTAAGATTGGCGTGGCCTGATGCTCAGTTGGGCTGGCGTGCTCTGGGTCTGTCTTGCTGCCGATATGTAGCATATTGAAAATGCGCATGGCCTTTTTCATACTGATATCAACAGAGCGATATGAAATCTGCGCACAAGAAGAGACAGACATAGCAATGGCCTCGTCGAGTGTGTAGAGGTCGAAGTCGACCGCACCACTAGCCGCACCACAGCCCGTATGCAGGTACAGTGGCTTTCCACCTCCTACATCTACCTTATCCATATAAGGAAGGTGCCATTCGCCGCGCTTCAATACCTCTGGGGTTGCACAATCCAAAGCATCGCGCATAGCCTTAGCCAATAATTGAATCTCTGGCTGGGCCGCAGGGTGAAGGCGAAGCTCGAAGAAATTATCCAGTTCAGTGGTAGTCACAAGCTGCTTGGTATAGATAAAAGGCTCGATGATACGATTGACCCATTGCTTGTGGCCGCCTGCCAGAGTAGCTACCTTGTGGCAAGCAAAGGCCAAGACTTTTGCAGACTTCCAAGCAAATTTACCCATGACGCGGCGCAAGCCCCGCAACTCAGCACCAGCAGTCATGCCAGGACGGTTCTCGCCCCAGTGAGAAGGATTGACCAATGACTCGGTCAAGAATCCCATTTTCTTAGATGGAACAGCTCGGCTTGAAGATGTATTGCGAGAAAAGACTCGGTGAGTTAGAACCTCAGCGAGAATGAATCTAGGGAAAACCAACTCGAAAGTGACTATGCACTTATCAGTCACTGGGTTTTTAGAGTACGCAACAATCTTGGCTGTTGGCGGGCGTAAAAAATTCATCAATCAAATCCTTAAAATTAAAATTTAGCCACCGATAAACACATTCGGAGACCCCTCGGCTATACTAGAACCACAATTCACAGAATCACCGATGCGCGCCGCTGCCTTGTTGTTGACGAATACCGTTGAGCTTCCACTGGCAGTATTCCCACCATGGCACTCTGGTATTTGAGGACAGCAATGCACACCCCAAGCATCACCCAATCTGTGAGCGAAGATGCTATTGTAAAAGACATCCTCAGAAGCCTCGGCATTCGGGCGCGGACCCCAGCAACCATGACCAGTACAAAGATCACCTAGTCTAGTGGCTGCTGGCATAGTTTTACTCCGTTGGTGATTGGTAGATATATGGTGATTGGTAGATATATTTACCAAGGTCTGGAGGCGAGTATCCCTCGGCCTTAATCACTTTGCCGTTGGCGTCTTTCCGCATGTATAGGTAGGGGACGCCGTCCTTTGTCATCTCAGTTGCCTTGGACAGATTGGAGCGCATCACTTCATTAGCAGCGCCACTGACATCGCAGCCGAGGGAGAAAGCACACCCAAGAGCAACAACCGCCGTATCAATACAGCCGTCAAGCATTTCTGTAAGCGTGTCGTGATCGTACTCGCCATCCTCCATAGTGATACCTGCCTTATAGTCTACCTCTGCACACTCGAGAGCCTCTAAAAGCTCGATATAATTGGTGGTGCGGATTGGAGCGGCCTCGATAGTCTCGCGCAGTTCCTCTAGCATCAGCCCCAGGTAAAGGCTGATTTTGCGTGGCTGCCATTTCGATGGCTCACCATCACACGCAATAGTATTAAAAAATACTACATCATCTACAAAGTTTGCAACAGTCTCACCCATAATTATCCTTCAAAAATTTATTATACCACACCAAGAGAATAAGAGCTTACGCCTTGCCTTTGGCCACATCCAACAAGCCTGGGGTGTACTGGCGCACAGTGACGCCATGGTCAGTAAGCAACTTCATAGAATCAAAGCCCCCGCTGCGGGCAGCTTCATACTTGGCATTGTAGATGACGGTAGTAATGCCGCTCATTAGAATCGCCTTAGCACACTCCGAGCATGGTGCGTGCGTGCAATACATAGTACTGATTACAGCTGAAGCTCCGTCGCGTGCTAGCTTGTAGATAGCGTTCTGCTCGGCATGAATAACCTCTGGGCGGGTCACCAAGATTCCGTCAATTTCTTCCTCACATGAGTTGTCATGCCCAGGCGGCGTGCCATTATAGCCGAGAGATAGCACTCGGTGATTTGAGACAATTACCGCCCCAGTTTTCAACCGCTTTGCAGTAGACATCTCTGCGGTCATCTTGGCCAAGCCCATATACAGGCCATCAAATTTATTGAATTCTATAGTCATAATTTATTCCATATTAGAGGTGGTGCCAGGAGTGGCAGAAATTGCAACTATAGCGGCTTCATGTGCTTCGAACAGCCCCATCAAGGTTGCCATGATGTGCACAAATTTATCAACCTCATCAGCGCGCTCCCCTACAGTATCATTGTCTATCATGCTAAAGTAGCTGCGAATCTTAGTCTTCGTGTATGACTCAAGCACATCGCGAATGTTCTGGTCCATGTACATTGAGGAGAATAAGAACATAGCCTTTTCTATAGTAGAGAAGACCGAATCGACAGTATACTCCCTGAACTCGACAATATCAAGGTCACGAATGAATCGCATCAGGATAACTAGACGATGTGGCTCATAGACGCCGCAGACCATGACGTTAACGATTCTGACAATTTCTGGGGTCGCGCCAGGGAGGTTGCAAATCTGTGCTGCGACCTCCGTAGGGAGAGGAATTTTATTCAAGCTGCACCCAGACACTGTGGCCAGCATCTTGGATTTAATATCGGAGATTGAATTCAGCTTGCGCATTAGAGTCCTAGCATAATTTTACGGACAAGTTCTTCTGAGCTGAGAGGAGTATCCTGGTCATCCAGTACATTAAGCAACTCCACCTCGATGCTACGAGAATTGCTAAACATGCAAGATTGGTCAGGGTCTAGGACAAAGCCATCTTTCTGAGCCATCTGCGCGAAGGTATAGAATAGCTTGTCAACGGTGTCGTGGAACCGAGTATCACGAGCCTCGATAACGTCAACGCCACCAGAAAACTCTACCTTGGCGTCTCGTGCCACACCAACCCCGCCGAGATGATTGCGCAAGACAAAAATCTTGTCATACCGCATGGTGTGCAATTTAGGAATAAAGATTGCATCCGATGGGTGGTTAGCACGCTCATAGATATGGCCGCTGAGTATTCCACGGTCCTGGATAATGTAGTCGTACTCATGGCCATGCCGTTGGATAAGTGCGGACATGTGAATTTCTCGGATAGCTTGCATCAGGTGAGAGCGTGCCGCGTCGTTCACAAATTCGGCGTGCTTGCTATTCAAAGCAAGGTCACGAAGTGTCATAGTGATTGGTAGATGATCAACCCCGGGCTCTTTCGTGTACAGAACCTTATAGCCAGCAGCGGTCAAAGCCTCCACCAACTTAGCAGTAGTAGTACTCTTGAAGGTACCGTCACCACCCTCGATGCAAATCCACTTGGTGGCGTTAGTTTTCTTGCTCATGATTAGACCCAATACGCCATGAAGTTCAATTGTGGATGCGGAATATACTTGGTAACAACCGCGCCGTCGCGCCTGAACGAGTACGAGTACATGGTCACATATTCATTAGGTATAGTGCTTGACTGTGGGTGGTTACCACCCCAGATAACTAATTTTCGCCCATCTGGTATAGTCACGAGGTGTCCAGGACCAGCAAAAAAGTCCGCAGCAATCATGCGCTTCGCCACGGCTTCTGTCCGCACTGCTAGCTTGGGCTCTAGTGTCATCTCGAGAGCCTCCTCAACAGAATCAAACCCTTGACCGATTTTGATATTGTGCACAGTCGGCACCACCTCAGGCAGACTGCCCACGCCGTCGACCCGCTGGGTAAAATCCAACTTGATAGTACTATCGGCAGCAAGGCGGAGAAATAAATCCGCGTCGGTGAGCTCAAATAGAAATGGATATGGCTGAGTCATAGGGAAATTTCCTTCAGTTCGTTGATAAAATATTCTCGGTGGTCACAAAGCTTGTGCCACTCTATCTTCTCTGCCAGCGAGGTGCGCTCTGCCATCAGCTTATTGATATTGTCTGCGTTGAGGCGGGCAATGCGGATATCGAGCAGACGGTCGATTTGTGTGAAGCCCTTGCCCTCGAGTTCAAGCTTAATCTCGTCCGTAGTCATATCTGCCCAAGCCTTTGCGCGGGAGATATAGTGCTTGATGAATTTGATTTGCTCTACCACCCAGGCCAACTGAACCTCAAGGTCAGATATAACCCAGTGAATCCTATCGGTGATTCGGCTGAGGCGATACTCAGTAAACCAGACCAAGAGTGCATCAGCGCTCTCGAAGGTTTGAATCTTACCTTCAGGACTCCACACAACGAGGTTCTCAGTGCTGCGGGATGTCAACTTAAAGGCTTTCATCAACTGGTCGCGTGACAGCTTTGTAGTTTCACGAGGAACCGTGACGATGAATTCAATACCCTCATCAGTAGAATTATCGTCATAGGCCTTTATCATGCCCTTATCCTCGAGGGCATTTAGAACATCTCGATACTTGAGGGTATAGACCCCGATAGGCAGCTCTGTAATCTTGATTGTGGTAGTGTTCACAATCTCATATTTGCCTTCAATAATCCACTGCGCACCTTCGCCACTAGAAATAGTACCAGTAAACCCGCTGAACCACGGCATCAGTGGTTTGGCCTTTTTGCCCGCCAGAGTGGCTATCATAGCATCGCGAATCTGCTTTGGTGAATACTGCAGAATGTTGGTAGAATACCCAGTGCCCATTCCCTGTGTACCGTTAATCAGTACGATTGGGAGCAGGGGGAGATAGAATTGAGGCTCGATGGCCATGCCGTCGTCAGTTAGCCAATTGAGAATCTGCTCGTCACTGTCGTTGAACAGCGCCTTGCTCAGCTTACTATTTCTAGTAAAGATGTATCGACTGGCTGCGGCCTTTGGACTAATCCGATTCCCGAATTGGCCAATTCCATCTAGCAGCGGTATGTTATTTGTCCCTGGAAATGACTGAGCCATCCCGACGATGACCTCGTCCAATGCTCCGTGGTGATATGCGCTCACACCCATGATACTGGCAGAGGCAATAGATACCTTCACCTCTGTCGAGTACGACGGATATAGCTTCTTCATTCCGAAAAGCACCTTGCGTTGCGAAGGCTTCAAACCATCAATGCCAGATGGAATATTCCTATGACAAGCATAGATTGAATAGTCTCGAATGTCAGTCGAGAACAGGTCGTTTAATTTAATGTCCATATTATTCCAAGTCAAGCCATACTTTACGCCGGTCAGCAGAGTCAGTCTCTTTTCCGAACACGAGTTCAACCACTGCCAAGTCGGCTGTAGTATCTATTTTAACACATCCTAGATTTTTAGTCATGTCCTCAAAGTACATCTTAAAGTCCTTAGCAACAGATGAACCCAGACCCTTGAGATATCGAGTCTTGATTGATGGGTTCTTTTTACTATAGGCGCGGAAAATCTCGATGTCATAGAAGAATTCTTCCTTCTTGCCACCAACCGTCTTAGCTATCGGAGTGCGGAATTGGTAAATTGCACCCAACTCGAACAGCTCAGGCCAAAATTTATAGAAGGTGGCAATCAAGAGGCCTGTAATGTGAGCGCCATCGGCATCGGCATCGGCACAGATTACAATCTTTCCAAAGCGCAAGTCCTCTAATGAGCGAACGCGCTCACCGATTTTGAGCCCCATGATGGTGAACAGATTGCTAATCTCTTCGTTCTTGAGGACTTCTTTAATTGAAGCTCCGAGTGCGTTGATGGGTTTTCCGCGCAGAGGAAAGCATCCAATCTGTGGGGTGCGGGCAGATAGAATGGCAGAGTTTGCTGCATCGCCCTCGGTGATAAAGAGCATACAGTCGCGACGGTTTTTCTTATCCGTAGCGTCCGTGAACTTTGTAATCTTCCGAAGATTGGCGCGGTCAGAATCTTTATTCTTCTTGCGAAGCTCTGCCAACTGTGCAGCCTCGGCTTTACGAATTTGCGCCTCTACGATAGGCATGATGATGCGATCATCGGTCATGAGCTTCTTGATGAAGCGCTCGAAGTCCACGCCATCAAAGCACAAGCCAATCTCAGACTGTGTATTGGTAACGCGCTCTTTTGTCTGGCTATCGAACTTCAGATTATTGACGCCTGTCATCCAGATGGCTAGGAATAGATGGGCGCGGATGTGAGCAGGAGAGACCTCAAATTTGAATTTCTTCTTAATCTGCACTCGCAACTCTGCCACAATCTTATTACACACGAACTCGATATGAGCCCCGCCTAGTCGAGTATTCAGACCGTTTACATAGCTGTGAGTGATAAAGGTCTCAGATGTATCGTCATCAGCAGCTAGGTCACTGTTTGACATCACCATCAGTTTGATGGAGCGGTCAGGCTTTGTGGCGTGGTGGTCTAGAGTGTGAGCGTGCTCTGAGAATTTCTCTGCAATAGTCTTGAGGTTCTTGAACTTAATCTTCTCGCCATTGAACGAGAATTGAATATCAGGAAAACAGATAGACAAATTCACCAGTCGGTCTTTGAGCACAAGGAGATGATCCTCTGATAGCTCAGTAACGCCAAATCGTCCTAGCTCAGGCCAAAACTTAACTGAAGTGCCTTGCTTACCCTTACTCTTGCGGTGCGTGACCTCATCACAATTGTTCATTGAGCAAACCGTAATACCAGTGCCATCTTCGATGTGAGTCGCACCGATGAATTTGGAGCTGAACACTGCAGTAGCAAAAGACCCTACACCGTTCATACCTATGGTAGTGCGGTCGTCTGTGAAGTTGGAACCACTGCGAGCCTTCGTCCACGCAGCTACGGCAATGGGAACATCACCAGCCATACCCTGTGGCAAGCCTCGACCATTATCGGTCACAGACACGCAGAGAGAATCAACAGGACTTTGGTCTACGGTAACATCAATTTTCGTGGCATACTTACCACCGGTGCGAATGAACTCGTCCACGGAGTTATCGATAATTTCATTGATCACCTTCAGGAGACCCGGAACGACATTGACTGTGGAATACTTGGCGCCGAAGACGCCGGAAATTGGCTCTGCTATGGTAGAGCCAATATACATCCCAGGGCGCATGAGCATATGCTCGGCATCGCTGAGAACTTTAAAGTCGGAAGATTTTGTCATTAAGAATCTCGTGGAGGTATTGGGGCATCGATAAGGGCTTCCAGCTCTGGGAACACATACCGAAATAACATGCTGTTGATTACCATGAACTTTTGAAAGTTCTTAAAGTTAGCCAAGCCAGACGAGGCAACGATGGCATCAACATCTACATATTTCTCTACTGCGCGAAACGCTGTGGGATATGTGCCTGAGCGGATGATGAAAAAGTCCCGGAGCAACGGGTCCGTTGCAGTAGGAGTCACACCTTCACCTAGGCGAGATGTGATATATTTCATGAGCGCGTCTTTCGCGCCTGGGTCTGTGACAAACTGGAGATAGTAATCGACGAAGGATTTCTCACCTTCAATCATTTCTTTATGCGTTATCATATAGAGTCCCCCGGGGTCCATGGCATTGTAGAAAATCGTGCCAAGTTTTCTGTATCGTTGCGAGACAGCAATACTCGGCGAACAAATTCGCGTGCTGCTTGCTTGGCAATACAGACACCGTCTTCACCGGGCTTAAATCGGTTCGGAGAGGTTTTGTCGTTCTTAAGATGCTCTGCGAACAGCTCTTGATCCAACAATTCCTTAACCGAAACCTTGGCAAAATCTTCCCACTCAGTAAGTGGAATATTGTGAAAATATTTGTCCTCACTAGCAAGTAGCCGAGCAAGACCGAAATGCTTGCCAACAGCCATCTCTAGCCTAGGAGTTACAAACTGAGACCAGACCTGCTCCGAAGAGCAGACCCCTTTTACTACATCGTTGATGGTGTACATTGCTTAAAGATTCCTACATATCATGGTTCAATTATATCACACTGGAGGAATAAAAGCTCAAGTGGTTCTGGCTTGCATGAACTCTGGTGTGTAGCCAGTAGCAGGTATGTCCTCGACAAAGCCGCCGAGCAGATAGTTGCCTGTCAGCTCCTCTTGTGGCGAGGTCTGTGTGCTGTTGATTTCTTTCCACTGCAGTGTGAACGGCATCGGGTGCTTATCGATCTTGGCAAATGGAATTTCAAAACCAAAGAAGTCATACACATTCTGCGCTTCATAGCGAACGGCTTCCTTCAAAATATCACATGTAACATCGCTCTTGCCGGGGCGTGTGATAGCCTTTCCATCAGCAAACAGTAAATCACAATAAGCAAGCTCAGACTTAAGAACCTCCGCACAGAGTGCCTCCAATCGGTCAAGTACTTTGGTCTTAACAGAAGCATATTCTGGAAGAGCAAATTCATTGGCAAAACAAAATTTCCAAGTACGCACATGGACAATCAACTCATCTGTGGCAATTTTCTGGACTGTCTTGGCAATTGAGTTCCAAGACCCACGATCACCATAGGTGAAGGTCACATTAAAACTGGCGATAAATTGGATGCGCTCCAGGATGATCAACGAGCCGAAGAACAATAAAATGGCGTATCGAGCCTCATCGCTATTGCGATCAATCTGACCGATGCGCACCTTGTTGGCCGTATCCAGACATTGCGTAAAGGAGCTAGCCACAGCATTGAGCCTGCGCACTGGTGCAATATCATTATGCACCATGTCCAGAATAGAGTCAATGTCGTCATAGCAATTCTTCACAATCTCAGAGTACGAGTGTGAGTGCAGGGATTCATTCTCTGCAATGCGCTGGGCAATTGCTGACAGTTCGGTTCCTGGGTTGAAGGCGGTCAAGAAGTCAGTGATGATTCTGCTTGCTGTGGAGTCGGCTTCCCACTGCCAGAGCAAGGTCTTTGTAATTTTTTCGATATCTGCTGGGTCAGCAGTTGTCATTTCAGTCTTTGAGCGATCGTGCCCAAATTCATTTGAGTCCCAATCCAACGAGCGTAGCTGCTTATAGAGCGCCCAGAGCTTGGGGTGGGAGATGAGAATAGTATTTAGAGCGCCAGCCGAGCTGGATAAAAACACCGAGTCATGTTGCTCATCCAGCCGTGCGGTCTGGTCGTATACTGGAGCAAAATGCTGAAATGTGTGGTCGTCTGTCATTCATATCCTTAAAGGTAAAAAAGGGGATGGTCACCCACCCCCTGCAAATTAGCGAAATATCTTAGAAAGAATATTTAACTGTTGCGCCATAAGTATTCAAGCTAGGGCCGTAACGCTTGGCTTCAACACCAGCAGACCAGTTCTTATCAATCTTATAGGTAGCACCCAAGCCAACGACATTGGTCACATCAGACGTAGAGCCTGTCTTGACATTGGCAACGCCTGCGCGTGCGAAGACATCAATCGACTGTGTGATAGGGTAAGCAGCAATTGCGCTCACAGCCGTAGCGCTAGTACGATCGTTTCCGAGACCATGGCGACCCATTGAGGCGTAATCCAACTCTACGGCTGTGGAGACTGGCCCGACTTTGCCGAGATTATAACCAACAGCAACATTTGACTTAGTAGCAGTATGCTTGCCAGCAGCCTGTACATGGGTCTGAGCAACGCCAGCAGCCACATACGGTTGTGCCATGGCTGCGGTGGTGGCTTGGGCGGCGATCAAAGCTGCTAGAGCAAAAGTTTTGAATGTCATAAATTTCCTTTTCGTTTAATAAGAGTCTATTGTACCACACCCGAAGGTATAAGTACAATCCCAATTCTTAGACTAGAGAGTACAAGACCCACCAGCACAAGAATCACCAGAATTACCGACAATAGAACCTTGGTTCTCGTCATCGGTAGAAGACCCGGTCAAGCTGTTAGAGTAGTAGCGGCTCTTGAGTCCGTAGAAGACAAAAGCTGCAAACTCGTCAAGCAATTCCGAGTGTTTGATTTCAAAGTTTTTGCTGCGGTCTCGATAAAAATCAGCAGAGATAGACTGGTCAGCCCATTTCTGGAAGATCGCATAAAACTTTGCTTGTTCAACAACAGACAGCTCCCATGCCATCTGATAGCCAGCGCCGTAGACATCGCCACCAGGCGCGGTCCATTCTACGGCATTAGTGCCATCGGTCTTAACCATGCTCAACTGACGAGCTGGATAGATACCATTCATGGCACCGGCGGCCTTTGAGGAGGATTCAGTTGGCATATGAGCAACGAGGCTAGAGAACCGAATCCCACCGTTGTCAATAATTTCAGCGCGGAGTTTTTCCCAGTCGTAGACATTTGAGAATTTAGCAATGCTATCGACATTTCGATTGTAGGTGTCGATAGGAAGCCAGCCCGCAGGCCATTTAGTTTTATTTATCCACGGAGCATTACCACGCTCGATACCCAACTCCAAAGCAGCTCTGATCATGTGATACGAGTGACGCTCCGCAATCTTATGCAACTCTATCAGACCAGCCTTGCTATTGTAGGGAAGAAACTTCTGCGCCATGTGATTAGCCACATCCAAGAGCCCAACAGCTGCGTTCATTCTCATCTTAGCAGTATAGCCGACATGAGGCAATTCGTAATGGCTGCTATGGATACAGTAGTCAATCATCTTCAGGGCATATTTGCAACTCTTAAGATACTGGGCGTCGTCGTTCTCGGGAATTCTCGTGTATACAATCCCACCCAATGAGCAGAGACCTACCTCGCCACGGTGGTGGTCTAGTGTATAGAGATCGACCATGTCTTGATATGGCTTTGTGGGGTTAGTAATCTCAGTGCAGAGGTTGGAGGTGTAAATCACTTCGGAGAAGGGAGTGTGAGTATTGGCCTCGGAGATGTTGAACAGATAAACTGTCGCAACTTCCCAACACTGACTGCCAATCTGAATCAACAGTTCACGGGCATTGACAAAGGTTTTCTTGAACGAGTCATCGCGCAAGCACTTTTCATACTCGATTTCGAACTCGTCATGGTCACCAGATGAGAATGCGGCATATAGTGCGGGAGCTGTGAATGAGTTGAATAGGAATATCTCCTCGCCCTTCAACGCCTGCTGCACGAAGAATGGATTCAAGGTCACGCAGAAGTGCATCCCGCGGATTTGTTTATCCACTGGTGTGCGGGGATTCTGATACATCACCATGGTGCGAATCTCTGGGTCATACACATCGATGTACTCAGTGCTGGCACCGCCACGGCTACCTTGCAGATTGGCCTTAGTCAGCGCCTTAGTAGCCAACTGATATGGGTGCTTGCCTTGGTGCAGGAACGAGCCGTTGCGAACTTGGTCACCAACACTTCGTATCATCATCTTACCACCGATACCAGCAGACATATAGGTCATGGTCTCTACGATAGTATGCCCGACTGCAATGCTGCGAGCAGTATCGTCTACGGCATAGAGGCAGCAAGAGGCGAGGCCGCGGGAATGAGTCCCGAGATTCTTCCAGTTAGGTGTCGGTGCATTGATACGCCCGAAGGACAACTCGTCATAGAATGCCTTAACTTCATCCACACGCTGCGCTACAGGTACATCCATAGCCAATTCCATGGCCATACGCAAGCAAGCGAACTGTGGGGTTTCGTAGATGACCTTTTTCTTTTTATCACCCAGAGCATACTTAGTTACAATGTGCTGTAGGGAGTAGTAACTGAGGTCCATGTCGCGATCATGGTCAATCACCTCGGCTTGCATCCGTTCATACTCGGCGTCCGTATAGTCCACGGGGCGGCAGAGTCCAGCTTCAACCATCTTGGTAACTTGCTCCTTTACCGTAATGGGTCCGTTGGGGAAAATCTCCTTCTGCATAAGCGAGGCATACAACTTACCAGCAATTTTATTCGAGCTGTCAGTTCCACGAGAGATTGAAATTGTGATTAGTAGCCGCTGAAATTCCGAGCTAGTCATTTCCTCAGCACCGACTCGACAAGCCTCGATCAAAATTCCTGAAATGTCCGCCAAATCTGGATCAACCGACTGCGCGCAGAAGTGCAACCAACCACCAGGCTTGAGTATATCAAATCGCTCTACGGTGCCATTGCGCTTGATGATTCTTTTTATCATGTGTTTTCTTTTCTTTCTTATAACTGGTCAGTCACAGTACGACTGAATCCTTAAACCACTGTGGAAATAACTCCGGATTGTCGTCGTACAATCTACGGAAGTTGGAATCTAAAATATAGGTAACAGCCCAGTCGTCAACACCTCGGATCGACCGACCACAGGCTTGAACAATGCGCAGGATGGCGCGACGGGCATACCACTTGGGACTACGCTGCAGATTGACCGAGACATAGTGGCTACCGAGATATTCAAATGGAACCTTCGCCACAATCTGATACCTAGCCATGTCACCCTTAAAGTCATAGCCAGTCTCGATTGATGGAGAGAGTACTAATTTACCCCTTGGCGAATTTACCCAATTTAGAATTTCTTTACGGTTGTTGCTAATCAACATATTGCGCTTATGAGCAGAACGCTCCTTAAGCTGTTCTGCCAGCTTGAACGAGACTGTGTGTATGATACCATTCTGAGAGGCTGAACTGTGCTTAGATACGATACTATCGACGACCTCCGATAATTTCTTTTCGTCATATGCGCCACTAACCTTGAGTGCGTCGAGGACATAGACTCTTCGATTCTCCACAGGAATGGGATTTGGCATAGAAAGATACACAGCTGTGGCGGGGTCAATGCCAAGAGTTTTCATGTACTCAGCTGAGCCACAGATTGTCGCCGACATGTGGATATGTTGGTCGCACTTTGAGAATAAGCTGACAGGCGCGACTTGATAAGCATAGATAGGAACGAGCTTGACGCGTTGGGCGTAGGCGTATTCCTCAAGAATCCACTCGCCACCAATATCAAACATGTTCTTAATCTCACTCACTGCGCGAAACAAATCCTCGTGCAAGCTCTCCAGTTTAGATTTTCTATCACCATCCAAGCCTCTATCTAAAGACTCGGCATCAATGCGGTCGAGAATTGGATATACTTTATCCAATAAGTTAGTGATTTTTTCAGACAATTGCGAGGACACATCCAAAACGCTGCCGACTTCGAACTCAGACAAATCAGCAACGAATGCCGAGAAATAAGTGCTCGTGGCATACTCAGGCAAGCCATCAAGATTTCTTTTCATCTCTTCTGGGACCAAAACAATAGAAGCATAGTCCACTAAGTGTTGGTCAATCATGTGGCACTCATCGATGATGGTGAGATTTGCACGAGTATAGTTGTCTTCAGATCGGCTACCAATCATGGCCTCTGGAGCTTTAATCTGAAACGCGGTATTGGTAAGGCGCAGAGGGGCGCGGCGTGTCCAGTGGTCTCGAGTTTTTACATACTCGCACTGTACGGCAGGTCGGCAGGCACCAGAGAAAATATTTTTTCTGCAATCAGTACTACCATAAGAAACACCAGCAGTCACCGAGCATGGGTAGTTAGCCTTGCCCTTGAGAGAGAAGACCTTTTTATCTTCCATGACATACTGGTCCTGCAACCCCTTGGTAGCGGTAACCACAGCAGTGCGCCAAGTTGAAGATTGAATTTCACGCAGCACCTTATGAATCGTAGTAGCTACAATACTCTTACCGATACCAGTTGGCAGCTCCAAGATTACATGTTGCTTGCCAGCAGCAATGTTGATTACCGCAAACGCAATGGCTTCTTTCTGTCCGGGATTGAACTTCTCATACGGGAAGTGCTTATCAATAGAAGCGATCAGCTCCGCCTTTGTAAATTTCACACTCATAATAAACCACTCAAGTCTTTCTTGCCACCACGATTAGCCAAAGCAAATCCTGGCGTGGCTGCTTGCGGCGCGTAGTTAGGCTCTTTCATCAAGCCAGCTACTGAATCCTCATAGTCCAAGTCTAATAATTTCATCTTCGCCCTGTCAATCCCCACCAGGAAGCGCTTGTTACTTGATGGGTCACTGTATCGGTTTTTCATCTGAACCATCATGATCTGGTTCTGAGCGTCCAGCTCTTCAGAGCGAATGATACCCAGAATCAAATCCGCAGTCATCACAATGCCCAAGCTATCGGAAATGTCTGTCAAGTCCATATCGCTATTGTTGTAGCCGTTACGGTTTACCTGTGCAGCAGTGATAATTGGAAGGTCGACCTCCATAGCCAGTGCGCGCAATTCTTCCGCCACAGCCTTGGCGTACACATAAGTATTGACCGAGCCGCCGAGCTTGATGGTAGACGAGGCGCAGATTCCCAAATAATCGACAAGAATAACATCGGGAACAAAGTTCTGTTTGGTCTTTAGCTCCGAGAGCAATGCTCGGAAGTGCCCAGTGTGAGCCCTACCTTGAGGATATTCTTTTACATAGAGGCGACCTCTAGTCTTCTCACGGATAGAATCAATCTTCGATAAGAATCTATCCTTGCCCATCTTATCCAACTGGTCGATTTGAACATCCATCAAGTTGGCGTCGATACGCTCACTGATTTTTTCTTCTGACATCTCGAGTGTGATGTACAGTACATTTCTACTATCAGCTAGGAACCCTGCGGCCATGTGGGTCATAACCAGTGACTTGCCACCACCAGATTGAGCCAACCAGACCGAGAGAGATTTCTTAACCAAACCCCCGCCAGTGATCGTATTAAGAATGCGGATGTTAAATGGCAAGCGTGTGTCGACGCGAGTGTAAGCATCGAATCGCGTCGATGCGTCGTCGATATAGGAATGCCCAACGGCAGTGTTGAAAGAAACCGCCAAGGCTTGCTGCAGCAATGTGGGCAAGGCCTCGACAGTTCGGGCTTTATCGCTGCCATCTATAATGGCAATTGAATCCATGATGGCATTATAGATTGCGCGCTCTTTACAGAACTCTTCAGTCTGCTCTAAAAGCCATGAGGCATTCTCAGGGGGCTTCATACCGTAGCCATCGATCATTGCAAAAACTGTAGCATGATCAGACACAGAGATATCCCGCTGCGTACCAACGCCGAGCTTCAAAATGTCGGCAGTCGGCAGTCTGTTAAATTTTGAAAAATAGGCAGAAGCCAGTTTGTACAAGACCCGTTTTATAGGGTCACTAAAATAGTCGGGTTGAATGTGAGGAACCGCCTTTCGGGTGAATTCCTCATTGTTCATAAGACCAGAAATAATTAAATCATCAATCATAGCACTTCATTTCCAGTTTAAGTATGTCTATCAAGCCTCGTCCATCTCCTCATCAATTTCATCATCAAGCAAGGCGCCATTAGAGATTTTGTATTTCTGCTCAACGGCTGCAAGGAAAGTAATGTTGGAGAGCATTGGATCCCAGAAGGCGGCTGTATCGGTATCCTTGGCGCGCCATTTCTTAGCCTCGATTTCTCCACCCTCAAACACACGAGAGTACCAACCCTGGGTCGGCTTAACAATAAAGCCTAGGTCAATAGCAATATCCAAGAGGCCGGAATATCGAGAGAGACCAGAGTCGAACTTTACTGTAATTGGGATACGAGTACGCTCACGCGTGTATCGGGATTTTTCAATGTTGATGTTGAAGTTGAATCCCTGCAGCTCGGTGCCGTCCTTGTCCTGACTGCGTGATACGAGCCACACATTGTCTGATGAGAGAACAATACCAGTGCCACCGCTTACGATAGCCTTAGGGAACAGGTCTTGGCTCATATAGATGTGAGCAATCTGTACCAGAGGAATATCGCGCATACGCAAGTAAGGAGTGATGATGCGGAATAGACCTTTGAGGTATTTGGCGCGGCTCATGTCGGCTGTGCCTTTTCCGTCCAAGGCATCGGTGGCTTCTTTTACAGAAGCCAAATTTCCAATAGAGTCAATCAGAATAAAGACGCGATCGCCTCGCTTGAGAGCATCCAGCTGCTTGACGAGGTCGAACTTTAGTTCTTCCAAATTCTTGATAGGCATGTGCAAAACGCGTGATGTGTCGATCCCAGCACTCTGGAAGTACTCAATAGGAGAACCGAACTCTGAGTCATAAAACATCAGAACTGCCTCGGGATATTTCTTCATGTAAGCCGATGCCATCATCAGTGCATACATGCTCTTAAAGTGGCGACTTGGACCAGCAATGGTAAGAATACCAGAGCGCATACCACCAGTAAACGATCCACTCAAGGCGAGGTTAATCGCCGGGATTTCGGTCACAGTCTCATCAATGTTGTTCATCATGACGCTGTCCGTAAGCACCGAAGATTCTTTCAAGGTGCCGTTCTTCTTCAGTCGTTCCATCATACTACTCATTTGGGGATTCCTTTGCGGTTAGGTTCAATTATATATCAGCCAGGGTTAAAAGTCCAATCAGGGGCCTCAGAACATGACTGTGCGTTGCTCGGTAGTCCAGCCGATAGGGTTGACCAGGATATCTGCGCCAGCTATCATCGACTTCTCCCACATGGTGTAGGTATCAATGCTATCATCTAGGCCGAATTCTGGTGGCAGGGTCAAATCCACAGGGAAGCTGATCACATTCTGTCTAGCTTTATTAGGCTCACGCAGATAGAGATATTTCACCTTACCGCTGTTTGGAATTGGTGCGTACTTGTGGCTGAGATTCAACTTCTCGATCATCATGTTGTAGACCAAAGCACCGCGGACATGTATCGGAGTGCCCTTGGCACATAGCGTGTGTCCAGTGCCACGATACTTGTTCAACTCATTCACGCCACGAGGCATGGCAATTTCATGCGCAGGGAGCTTGAAGAACTCTTTGCGAGCGTCCTCGATAAATTCCTGCAGAACATGTTCTGGCTGGTCGAAAACCATTGGAAGCAAGTCACCCAATTTGCCACGGATGAATTTAGGTGTGGATGACTTGATCATCTCGAGCCCGATGATTTTGAACTTTGGCTTCTTGTAAACCACACCCTCATTAGAGAACACGCGGATGACATATTTCTTTTTAGCCAACCAGATAGCCTTGTCACCGATGGACTCGAGCTTGAAGAACAATTTATTCTCATACGCCTTCATTCTGGTGCAGCACTCAGAGACAATTTCATTCACGCAGGGTTGAATTTGGTCCATCACTACCTTGGCAAGTGCAGTGGCAATTTGCTCATCCGTTCTGTCAGAGAGGAACTTATCAACAATGGGCTTCAGATTAAAGTATACCGAGTCCGTATCGATATAAATCAAGTACTTCACATCACTGGTCTTGAAGAGTGCGTTCAGCTTACTATCAATTTTTTCCTCAATTGACCTAAGAATATACTGCCCAGTGAGGGTGATGGTCTCAGCAATGTTGGAGTTAAAGAATCGGAAGCCAGAATTTCCCATGGCACCGTAAAGCGAGTTCAACAAAATCTTATATGCCATCTGCATAGCATCCAGAGAAGCAATAGAAGCCTCTAATTCTTTCATGCGGGCTGCTGGCGCCTTGGCATTTTTTGCATCCTCATACTCTTGCTCATGCTTCAGCATGGAGCCTTTTGCGGTCTTTCGGTGGACCATATACTCTTGAACAATCTGAGGAATAATTCCTCGGTGTGAGGTATCAAAAGCAACTCCAGTAACGCCTGCACAGCTGTTGTCATTTGGGAATACAAAATCACACTCGCCGCGGAGAAGGCCTTCAAGATTAACTGAGCGATCGATACCGAGGTAAGTATCAGGCGAGATGTTCATCGTCATCATGATAGATGGATACAGACTGGTCGCATCAAGCGAGACCACCCAATCATGCATACCGACACGAGGGTCTTTTACATACGCGCCCTCGATACTCTTGTCGCCGTCGGGGTTTCGCTCCTTCAGTGGAACAACCTTGCCCTCTGAGAGCAGCCTGTTGTGTAGGATAGCATCCCAGGTTTTTACTGGACTGAACACATCGTTGAAATTTATCTTTGCCATGAAGGCGATGGTATAAATCAAATTCAGCAGCTGTAGCTTGTCATCCAGGAGTTTTACTAGCGCGGCATCTCGGATGTTGTAGTCGACATATTTTTTGAAGCCGTTGTCATAAAAGTCATTGAAGTTGGCGTGCTCACTGTGGTCGAGTTTGCCCATGCCGAGTTCCTCCTCAGCGATTGCGCCAAGGGAGTAGGATTCATGATTACCGAAAGTGAACTTCTTGTACATGGCAAGATAGTCTAGTATCGAGACGCCAGCAATAGTGACAGCCAACTCCTCTTTACCGAATGAGCCAGAGAGTCGCTTTTTCTTGATTTCGACTTGACCCCACGGCGAAAGCTGTGCGGTGACTTGCTCGCCAACAATCAAATTGCATCTGTTGACAATGTACGGAATATCAAAGCCATCGATATTCCAGCCGGTGATGACATCGACTTTCATCTCTCGCCAGAATTGAATAAAATGTCGAAGAAGATTTTCCTCTGACCCAGCGTTTACATATTGTCGGCAATCAGGATACTCTGGACCGGGATACTCTTTACTGGCAAAGGTATAGGTGGCGCCGTCACGAATGCGCTGCATAGAGATGATTGTAATCTCTGCATTTGCAGTCTCAGTATCAGGGAACCCCGAAGGGCGGCCGTTTTCATCTACAGGTAACTTGGTCTCGATGTCAATTGACCAAGCAGATATCTTATCAGTCGAGAATTTTATATCACCTGTGTACTGTTGGTTGATAGCTTGAAGAACAAAGTTTTGCTGGCCGTAGATATCCGCACCAGTAGTGTTGGAGTATGACTTTATGAATTCGCGGGCATCCCAGATTGAGTCGAATTTTACCTCTTTTGCAGGCGAGCCATACAAGGTCTGAAAATCCGCCACGCTAGAGTCACACCCCATGTAAAGTGATGGTGATGCAGAGAGCTTATAGTCTCTGCTTCCCGTCTCATCGGAATACTCCCGAACCGCAATCTTGCCACCGACGATACTAACATTCGTGTAAAATCTCATTTATACCCCATACAAAATCATAGCAGCATCAAGAGCCGCATCTATATCTGGACTGTGCTTCATAGCCATATAAGCATTGGCGCCTGGGCACCGCTCTTCATCAATGGTTACATAGGACCTTTCGCTGTGGGGGTAGAGAAATTCAATTGCTGTACGAACATCACGATATTCCCAATACGGGAACAGCGGCTTGACTTCTAGTGTATCTATGCAGAGGTGATCGAGCATCATCGCATCCATACCGCCACGAGTAAAACAGGTGTGCCCTGTGATGCGTCCACTCTTCTCGTAGATAAATTTCTTCAAAGCGGTGATGCCATCCATGGGAGAAAGGTCATCTGGTGATGGGAGCACATTACGCTTGAGTGTGTCGCGGTCTTGCTCTTTCCACCAATCCACAGTAGACTTGTCAGTCTTGCGGTGGAGCGCCTTTTGTTGGGCTGCATCGAACTTTACAAAGATCGAATCCTTAAGGATATCTGCAAATGGCTTGGGGTCTGGGTTGGCTATGTAGACCAGACCAACGCTGACTATGACTCCATCCTGCTTGGTGGAGAGGGTCTCAATATCAAGGAAAAACATGGTAATGACCTCATGACAAAAATCTATTATATCACACTAGCTGGGCACTTGTACTCGCCAGGTCTTGAGTCTAAAAGGCCAATGTGGCTACATTGGCCGCGTGGAGATATAGAGCTATCACTTGCCGAGTTTACATCTAGACACAAAGTTCCAGTTGGCCTTCTCTCGGTATGCGATAACCTTCAACCCACTGATTGGGATTTTATACTGAGGCGTGTTGAGATTCTCAACTACTCTGCATAGACCCCAAGACTCTAACATCTGCGCTATAGTATTTCTCCGAGCGATGTCGGAGATTTTCATATTCACCTGCTTACCATCGAGAGCAAATACTTCCAGGAATGACACAATATAGTACTTACCTTTCTTATGCAGGATGTGGCAAGACTGGTTCAGAGTGTTCTCACCCTTTACGGTGATGCCGATGCGTGTGAGGGTTTCTTTAATCTTCAAGAAGTCATCTGGTGAGCCCAAGACAACCTCCTGGATCATATCAAAATTCCAGTCTACCGCCTCGGACAGTTTGTCACTTTCTTCGCGTGCTAATTCAATCATTTTTGTTTTCCGCCTTTGTACATGAGCGCGGCCATAGCGGAAATATCCTGTTCAGACATGATTGACAAATACTGTTCAAGTCGCCGAGGGGTTAAACCATAAAACTCGGACAGCTCTCGAATATCATCTCTCTTACTCGCCTTATGCCACTTTGCAAATCTTTTCTTCTTATTATTTATGACTGTCCGAAAAAAGTCATACTGCATCTTTGGCAGAGCATACTGTGCGTTCTCGTTCATCACCTGAGCGTACAGTATGGTGTCGGGGTACATCGAGAGCCCACGCGTAACCATAAAACTATTCCAGTCAGCGGGGCTCTCATCATCCCAAATAGAATTTCTACTAGTCGAGATGTTGTTGATGTAATCAAATGGCGACTTGCTCATATCACTTCCAAACCGCAGCTGCCATGATCTCTGTGAGAGCGGCAGCTGTCACGATTTCGGCATCAACGCTGTGAGTGAGCTTGAAGCTATACTCAGCCAAGGTCAAAACTATCTGAGGTATACATGCTGGATCCAACAGCTCGGAGCTGCGCTCGTAGAGTGTGCGGAAAATCTGAGTCGAATCAATGTCACTATTCACAGCAACCCAGCGACGCATCTCTGCAAATTTCTTACTCTTCAAGATTGCAATCAACTCATCAACAGATGAATTCTCACGGTTCGTTAGGATTCCCTCATCAATTGCGCCACCAGCACTATAAGACTGCAAGACATTTAGCAGCTTGCGGATATCTGGGAAGTAATTGTTGATGAGAATTGCAACCACCGTGGGTGAGAACTCAACACCCTCCTTAGTAAGGATATCCACAATGCGACGGTGTAGGCGGACTTGGAGCTTGGGCTTTTCTTCAGTACTGTATGAGAAATTGATTTCTGTGGTACGAGAAATGATAGCATCGATGATGCGGTTCTTGTAGTTGCAGGTGAAGAAGAAGCGAACATTCTTGAACTCTTCAATAATTCCACGGAGCGACTCCATGGCTTGGCGAGATAAACCATCGAACTCGTCGAACAGCAAGAACTTGGGTTTATTCTCTAGTGACATCACGCTAGAGAATTTCATCACCTTGTTGCGGATTGTATCGATACCTGACTCTAGTGATGCGTTGATGAAAAGCATCTCGCCACCCATATCATGCACTAGTGCTCGGGCTACTGTAGTCTTGCCAATCCCAGCGTTGCCACTTAGCAGCAAATGTGGAACGCTGTTACTCTCCACCATGCTTTTTAATTGCTTCATCGTTGCCGCTGGCAAGATGCACTCGTCAAGAGTCTTTGGTCGATACGATTCTGCCCACACCCAGCCAAGTGTTGGAGAGTTTTCATTCAGGAAGTCTGTCATAATTATTACCGCTTAAAATAGAAATGAAAAGGCCTGGGACTAGCCCAGGCGAACCAATTTAGCTAAATGAACTCGTCTGAGTCATCGCAATTGCCATAACATAACTATCGTCAGTAAGGGTCCAGAGTGAGACAAATTTCTTGTCCAACTGAACCGTATAATCACCACTGATCATCTTGAATGTCGAGACCAAAAAGTCTGCATTAAAAGTCTTGTCGGTTTTGCCGAGGTCTACATCATAGGCGTTTGAGCTAGGGTTTTTCAAGTCGATAACCGAAGCAGTGATCTTTTTACCATTACCGCTGATGCGGACATTAGGCATTGCAAAGATTGCTGCGGCTTTTTTGATAGCAGAAATTGTACTATCATCGATATTGAACTTTGCATACTCCGTGACTGGAGGAGAGCCAGCGCCACTAGGCAAAACCAAGATGTCTTTCTCAGCACAGCCGTAACGGATTTTGCGGCCGTCTTCGACAAGCTCAACCGCATTCTGGATGAAATTCAACTCAGCATCTGGCAACAGACCCAACACTCCAAGGAATGTAGTCAAGTCATAGATGTAGAACGGAGTCTCGAACTCCTCTGCAATTTTTGCTGAGACGCGGATATTGCGCTCCGGGGCAACAGTCTCAATCATGCCACCTGGCTTGAGCTCTAAATTTTGGTTGATAGCTGCAAAGTTGTTCAGCAGCGCAATAGTTTCTTTTGATAATTTCATCGATTAAATCTCCAAGGGTTAGTGAATTCCACCATGTAATTTTAACACGGTCTGGTGAAAAAGTAAAATCTACACAATGAGGCCTCAATCCTCACTGATCACCGTGAAGTTGCCGATCTTATGAACGCCAACAATTTTGTCAAACATCGGCTCTAAGCCAGAGCCTCGAATTGCATGGGAAATTACCCAGGCATTAGGACTCATGTCGCGAACCAACTCAACGAACTGTGCCCGACCCTCAAAGTCCAAGCCAGAATCCATCTCATCCAAGACGACTAGGCTAATTCCACCCGAGGCTTTCATCACACATAGCTGTCGGAATGCATAGAGAATTGCCAAATCCACTCGGCGCTTCTCGCCCTCACTCAGTGAGTTGTAGGACATATCGTCGCGGCCGCGCTGGAGAATGGTCTCGCTAAAATTTTCATCAAGTGAGAACTCAACATACAGATCGAGCTTCGATAGGATTTCATTCACATGCTTGTTGATGATAGGCAAATAAGACTTGACGATGCGACTTTTAATGCCACTGTCCTGTAGGAGGTCCTTAGATGCGTTTAAGTACTTTAGCTTGGTACTCATGGCATCTCGGCGTTCAAGCGTCTCCATAGCCACTGCAACGGTCTCCTTCACACTATCGCGCAGACGATCAATATCCTGTGCAGAGTACTCATCATGGCGCGAGGTCTGAAGCTTGGTCTGTTCCAGCTGCATTTCGAGTTCGCGAACTCGAAAACTTCTTGATGTCATCTCAGACTTGGCATCCGATACTCGCCTCACCTTCTCATCATACTCTGCTGAATCCAGCTTGCACTGCGCCTCTTTTGCCTTCAAGATATCTAACTCAGCCTCGGCAGCATCTACCAACAGTTGCAGCTTATCGTTGATGGTGTGTTTGTGACTATCACCAACGCCTTGATAACAGGTCGGGCAATTCTCAAGATTTGATATGGCCTCGACCTCTGTCCGTAGCTTATTGATCTGCGAGGCCTTGCTCTTTACCTCATAGGAAATTCCATACAAGTCGGGCGCCAAGCCCTTCAGACTGGCAGAGGCCTCTGCATAGCGAGCTTCCCACACTGCGCTGACAGCCCGAGCCTCGGCAAGCGCCTGTTCAATCTCACCGACAGAGGCGTCCATCTGTCCACGGCGATCGTTTGCATGCTTAATGCTAGCTGCTAGCAGAGATTTTTTACTCTCAGCCTCAGATTTTAGACTAGCAAGGCGCGTGGTCGATTCAATCATAGAGCGATCGGCGTCTTGAATCCTGGTCTTGACAATGCGAGACATGAGGCTCAACACCTGCAGGTCAAGCAACTCGTCAACAAACAGGCGGCGGTTAGCTGGGCTAAGGTGCATGAACGGCGTGTATTGTGCGCTGCCCATAACTAGGATTTGGGTGAAGGCTCGATAAGAGACCTTCAGAATCTCGTGCTCCAAGAAGGCCTGATAGTCTCGAGTCGCAGCCTCTTGAGTAATAAGGACGCCGTCTTTGTAGATTTCAAATATAGCAGGCTTCATGCCTCGAACTATCTTATAAAGCGATCCGCTATCGCTGACCATAAAGGTAAGCTCGACGACGCATTCGCGACCGTTGATGTTGTTGATCAACTGAGGGAGTTTGATTTTCTTAAACGGCTTGCCATATAGGACAAAGGTTAGTGCGTCGGTGATGATGGTAGATTTACCAGACCCGTTCTTGCCCTGCACGAGGACTAGTCCCATGGTCAAATCAATCTCAGTACCTGCATGGCCAAATGAGCCAAAGTTCTTGACCTTTAGGCCTAGGAAATTCAACATATATATATTTCACTCTAGTGTAGGAATAATTGTAAGCGCCTCTGCATAGGCCTCGTCCATGATAGCCTGAATATTGGTTAGCATATCTGCACTGTGGGTGAAGTGCTCGGCGATAAAGGACGAGATGAACTGCTTCGTATCGAGGCTGAGAATCCTATCGCTAACATCGCCATCTGGCACCAAGCCAGTCTGGGCTGTATCATGCAGAGTCAAATTATAGGGATTGATCAGCCGTAGTCGGGTGCAGAAGGTCTCGACCTCCTTATCACTAAACACAGACGAGTCATAAAACCCTCTGACTATTTTACCACTAAGGTGAATAAAGTCTGAAGGGCGTTGGTCTTTACTCAACACAGCGCGGAAGAACATGCTATCGGGATTGGTGATGAACTCCAACTCACCCGTATGGGTATCGAGGACATGGAAGCCCTTCGGGTCGTTAAAGTCTGACCAAGTGATCTCGTATGGAATTCCTGTGTAGAGAATATTCTTAGATTGTGAGCGTGTGTGGTAATGTCCACTAAGAACCTTGCCGTATAGCTGCGAGAACAATTGAGCCTCGACATCAATGCTGCCGACCTCTGGTGAGTTGGCTTGCATCTTAAACCCCGAAAATTCAAAGTGTCCACACACTATAGAACCTCTGTCTGAGCGCTGGATGAAGTCTGAGACCTCTTGAAGATTTTCCTTGCAGATCCAAGGCAAGAGGTCAATTGTCATGCTATCAATTTTAATCTGAGTTGGCTTTGATATAATCTTAACGCAATCGGAATACTCGCCCAAGAAAAGCTCAGGCGAATTGATCAGCAGCGACTCGCGATAGTGAATATCATGATTCCCCAGCAGCGTGTACATTGTGAGTCCACGGGCGCGTAGCTCATCAAACCAGACAGACTTGCTGCGGTGAAAAGCCTTAAGCGAGATATTGGTCCTACTATCGAACAAATCCCCCAACTGTATGATGTCCGTTATCCCATTGCGGCTGCAATAGGGATAGAGTTGGTCTCGGAAGAAGGAGTTGAAGTAGTCGGAAAAGTGTGATGAGGCGTTGCGTGCACCGAGGTGCAGGTCACCCAGAATAATTACTTTGCTCATTTGATTTTGATTGTGAAGATATCGCTTGGTGGAACTGG